GGGTGATCGTAGTTTCGTTCCGTTTACGATCGGCAGTAGTGAGCATCGACGTTAGGCGACGAGCTCATCGAAGGCGTGGTAGTCATCTAGCACGCTCTGTCTGAAGTCTGTGGTGGTGGTGATTCCGTAGTCCTTGTCGAGTATTTTGTCAAGTGCACTGTGTGACGCTATCTGTCCGTATCCTACAGTCGGGAAGTAGTGTTCCATCCAGTGCTCCTCTTCCGCAGTGAGGCGATACCTACGCATGAGGTCGCAAGTGGTGATGCGGTTGAGTTCAGTCGTCGTGACTTTGAATGCGAGAGTCTTCGCAGTTGTTTCTTCGTTGTGGTTGTAGGTTGTTGCTGATGCGACGGCTTGCTTCATGGAGTCTATGATTGGCGTTATAGTACGAGGGTACATGCCTTGCAACAGAGACTTTTGGAAGCTACGTGCGCGATCAATTAGTGGTACAGTCCTTTTCCCAGGGAGATCTCCCTTAGCGTGTCCAGAGGTTCTTAGTAGAACTCCGACGTTGAGGATTGGGACATACTCATTGACATCATTTAGACAAGGCGAGTGTTTGAGGAATTGCAGGTCCTCCGGTATTTGACACTCTTCGTCTTCACTACAGCCAGTGATGACGTACCCTGCTTCTGCCGCTGCGTCCATAATGTCTTGTCCACACGTTATCTTTCGCATGGAAATGGCAGCGGCAATCATGATGTTTGCAACGTTGTTGATGAGGGTGGTTATAACTGACCCGCTATAGAGCACGTAGCGCTCTTTACCTTTAATCTTGATAGTGATTTTCATCCGTGGGTCCTCAGGATTTCTGATCTGGAAACTTCTGGAACATTGTTCCAAAAGGTCAATCATTTCGGCCTGCAGGGGCTCTGGAGTCAGGGCTATCAAAGTGGCGAAGGCGCCGTTGCCGTGTGAAGAATCACACGAAGCGATGTCGAGGTTGAACATCCTGACGCGGTCTCCTATTCGTATGGAGAAGCATGAATCGTCAGAGAAGTATGCATAATAACCACCCTCCGGTGGGTGTATAAGATTATCGAAGACTCTTTTTAGCACGTCATGATCGGGTTTCTTGACGAACTCTGTGGTGACGGATCCCATCATGATGGTGGACTTGGCCATGGCGGATTTTAAGAACTCACAAATTCTAAAACCCTGCAAAGAGGCGGCCACTCCTAGGTCGCCAATAACACGGGGTATCTTGCCAGGTTTCATCCACTCATCATTTTTAAACTTAACCCAAACTTTCTGCGCTTCATTCATCC